ATAAAGCATATTCTCCTAAAGGAAATATTTATTGTTGTGGAGATTATATAGATTATAATAATTATAAGGATATATTAGAATGGACATCAGCTCCAACTTATAATGAGGTATTAGATTATTTAATAAATGATCTATTATACAATATATCTATTAATTATGATAGTCAATTAAAAGTATGGAGATGTACATGGAGAGCTTTAGATGATTCTTCTCATATATCTTCAGTAGAAACAGTCAGAGATTACGCTATTATTAATTTAATTAATAGACTTTATATATGAAATACAAGAAATATTTGCTTAAGTTAGCAGCTAGACAAAAGCAATTTGATGCATTAAAGGGAAAAGATGCAACAGCTAATACTAGACCTGGATCTCAAAAGAAATAATTATGACTATCGAGGATTATGATTTCAAATTGGAACCAGTAAGTGATGATTCTGCATTATGGGATTTATCATTTAAAAAGATAGTTAATAAGGGAAAAGTTAATGAAAGAGAAGATTTTTCTAGTCCATTATATGGTTTGCCTTTAAATGGAGCTATTCGTAGAATTATTAATCATAGAATTATAGCTAAACATAAAGAGGAAGCAATATCTATGAAAGTATATTTTAAAGAATACCATATTTTATGGAATGAAATATTAGCTTTATGCAAAGAAGACAAACCATCTCGAGACAAAAATTAAAGGATTTATATAAAGCTTTAAATACTCTTTGTAATAAACTTGATATAGAATATGATATAAATTGTGGAGGGTGTTGTTATGTAACATATTGTATAGCACATCATCTATATAAACATAATATTCCATATAAAGTTACTTTATTTTATGTAGGAGAGGATGAAGAATTTGATCCTGAAATAGCTTTTAATAATATAAAAAATAGATATAAAAATTGTTGTCCTACAGGAAATTATACTACCAGACATTATGCTATTAGGCTTCCTGGAATAGGTATTATTAATAAAGGACATACGTTAGATTATGATCATAAAGATCTTGAAGAGATATATCCAAATGATTTAATTTTTATTTATAAAAATGGATCTTGGAATGATATTTATGATACAAAATATAATAAGATGATTAATACTGAAATAACTAAAGTATTTAAAAAGTATGAAAAAGAGTTTAGACATTCGTTGTAAGATTTGTAATAGAATTACTCCTCACTTTCTTCATGAAGCAACTGGAACTTATCATTGTTTTTGCTGTAGTACAGTAAATAAAAAGATTTCTATAAAGAAATCTAATGTAGAGGTTGAGTTTGTTCCTGATCCAGAATTAGAACTTACTCTAAATCCAGAAACTGAAGAAACAGTAGTTTCAGAAACTGAAGAAAATACAGAATCTATTGTTAATACAGAAGATTCTGAAAGTGTAGAAACAAATATTGATCTATAAAAATTAAAATAATATGAAGTTTATTAGTGAAGAGTCAGTAAGTCTGACAAAGAAAAATTATTTAGGTATTGATCAAGTAGTTAATATCTGTATAACTGGAGTTAAGTTTGATGATACTACTGGTTTACTTTTTAAAGATAAAAAGGATCGAACAGATTTTAGATCTATGGACTATGCTTTAGTTGTTGGAGTATCTATTCAAAATGCTAAAGATGAGTATAAGGCAGGATTTGGTGAAACTATTGCTAGAGCGCGTTCAAGAATGTTGGATAAAGCATTTATGGTAATTGCTCAAACTAAGGGTGGAGTATGTGATGCGTCTTTACGTAAGGTACTCTTAGATAATATTGCATCTAAGGAACTAAGTTACTTTAGTAAGAGTTATGCTGAAGCTGAACAGCGATTCTTAAAGAACAAGAAGAAGAAAGAGGCACAAAGTTTGTTACAACCTAACAAAGATTAATGAGGAAATATATAATTTCTAGCATTATAATAATTAGTTTAATATTGGTAGTAGTATTTTATTTTAATAACCAATCTAAGATAAATTCTACTACTAATATTGAATTAAAAATTGATTCTATAAAACACAAACAGGATAGTCTAAGGTTAATATTACCTAAAATAGATTCTCAAATAATTAGTAAAGAAGGAGAATATGAGAAAACTCGGTATATTATTATTAATCAATCTATTGATTCCGATTGCAGTTTCTTCACAAACTATCTCAAAGAACACTTATCCAAAGATTCTGGGAGACTCAATAGTCTTAATAACTCCAGAACAATTGAAAGAAACTAATCTTATATTTAATGAACATAATCTCCTTAAAACTAAAGTTCCATTATTAGAAAGAAAAATACAAGTCCTTACAGAAATTAATGATAATCATTCTAAAATTGACTCATTAAGAGTTCAAGAAATAAATCAGTATAAAGCAAATGTAGATAAGTTAAAAAAATCTATAAAAATTAAAAATACATTAATTACTGGTATAAGTTCTGGATTTGTTGTATCTTTACTTTTACTACTATTTAAATAATGGATAAATTAAATTTGTATAAGGATAAGTTTGGAGTTAAATATAAATATCCAAATAGATCTTGTAAAAGATGTATAAGATATCCATGTTTTGACGGAATAGATAAATGTAGATGTGATTTTGCACAATATGGTTGTATAGATTATAATGATAACCATAGAAGCTAGATTAGTAAGCTTTGAATGTGATACAGGAGGATATATTAATTATATTTTTGAAAATTTAAATTGTACTAATTGGGATAATCAATTTAAATTAGTTACCCGATATCCTAATTGGGAGCATAGATCTTTAAAAATAGGGGAAGAAGGTTTTTTAACTTATAATATGGTTGAAGCTGGAGTATCTAATTGGTATAATAAAAATACTGGAAAGATGATCCCTTATAAATATACTACTTGTGAATTTATAAAGTTTATTACTAAAAAACAGAATCAAGATCAAGAATATATTATGTAGATCATGAAATATTATATATATAAAAACACATATATTACTATGGGAGTAATAGGAGACAAATTAAATAAAGCCTTAGAAGCTAAAAGTGTAAATACAAATATAAACAATTATGTTTGGAGAGGTCCTAAAAAGGAAGTAAATGGTAAGTTTGAACAGGAAGAAATCAAGCTTATTGATGCTACTCCAGAACAATTAAATCAATTCTATAGGCATTGTATGTCTATGCTCTACAGTAAAGATAAGAAGAATCCAGGTAGATATCATCTTCTCAATATTGTAGATGAGCAAAAGAAGAAATGTAACATTGAATTATTTATTCGATGGATTGAAAACAAATATAAGAGAAATATCCCTAACACTAGACCCGATTATCCTAGATTCTTGTTCTTACAAGATGTTAGAGATTTTCTTAATACTCCAGAAGCATTAGAGGCTTATCCTAAAGATAAGTATTCAGATACATACATTGATGCTGTAGTAAGTAATTATCCAGAAGAATTTAGTAAGATTACTATTAGTGGTTTAATGGATGGTTGTCTTGACAGTTTAGGTGTATTTGATAAAAGTCATCTTTCTCTGAATTTTATTATTAAGTTAGGAGTATGGTTTACTAATTCTGAAAAGAAGGAATTAGAAGAGAGAGATGAAAAGACTGGAAAATTGAAAGATAGAATTGACGTTATTATGGAGCGTCATAGATTAAAGGCAAATGCTCGGCCTAGAACATTACAAACGGGACTTTCTTATGCTGAGTTTAGAGCAATGTTAAATCTTAAGAGTAAGAAATATTCTGAATTAACTACTGATCAGTTAGTAGCTTTAAGAAATAAAGTATTATTCCGATTCCAAAATGAGATTGAATATCATGCATCTCAATGGGAGGATAGGATTAAACAAATTAAAGAAGTGGCTGCAGCAAAAGGAATCTCACTTGAGAAAGTGAATATTGCTGATGAATAAAAATATACAACTATTAGTGGGTAACTTTTTAGTTACTCACTATAGTTTTTTATAGAGGATTATTAATATATGAAAGAGCTTGAACTATTTACACCTAAAGACAGAACAGCTAGACAACATGAATGTCTTACAAAATGGGTAAAAAATAAATGTAAAGGCTCTATAGAGGCGGCTACTGGGTTTGGTAAAACCAGAGTAGGATTAAATGCTATTTCTGCAGTACATAAACATTATCCAGAATTAAAAGTAATAGTTGTAGTTCCTACAGATGTACTACAAATACAATGGGAGGAACAACTTAAAGAAAGAGGCTTACAAGATATAGCAACTGTAAAAATTATTAATACAATCATTAAACATGATTGGGTATGTAGTGTATTAGTATTAGATGAAATACATAGATATAATTCTGATATGTTTAGTTTAATATTTAAAAAAATAAAATATAATTACATACTTGGATTAACAGCTACTTTTGAAAGACTTGATGGAAAACATATATTAATGGAACAAAAATGTCCAGTAGTTGATTCCATATCTTTAGGTGAAGCATTATTAAGTAGATGGGTAAGTAAATTTACAGAATATCAAGTATTAATTGATGTAGATGATATTCACGTTTATGATGAATATCAAAAGAAATTTAATGAAGATTACGAATTTTTTGGATGGGATTTTCCTTTAGTTATGAGTATGGCTGGACCAAAAGGGTATATTAATCAAATAGACTATAGGGATAAATTAGTAGGTTTACATGCTGATCAAGCGACTAAATCTAATATACTTAAAGCAATTAAAAATCATTCAGCTAGTTTTATGCGTAATCTTACTGCAAGAAAGAAATTTATTAATAATCACCCTAAAAAATTAGAATTAGCTAGAAAAATAATAAATGCTAGATCTAATGCAAAGATTATAACATTTTCAAATAATGTAGCGATGGCTGAAGCTATTGGTGTTGGGAATGTATATACTGGAAAGATGTCCAAAAAGAAAGGTAGAATAACAATCGAAGAGTTTAATAATAAAGATACTGGAATCTTAAATACTTGTGCTAAAGCTAATGAAGGTTTAGATATAAAAGGATTATCTGTAGCTATTATTATTGGTTTAGATAGTTCTAAAACTAAAGCTGTACAAAGGACAGGTAGAGTTATTAGATTTGAACCAGGAAAAACTGCAGAAATATTCACAATAGTTATTAATGGAACTGTTGAAACACAATGGTTTAAGAATAGTCATAAAGATAGTGATTATATAACTATTGATGAAAAAAATCTTGAAAAAGTTTTAAATGGAGAACCTTATGAAACTTATAAGAAACCAATACAAAATTTAGCTTTTCGATTTTAATATAATACTATTATGACAGTAGAAAATAAATGTGATTTAATTTTGTTACAAAACATTATTAATTCATATGAACATGCAGTACTTACTAAAAATGTACTTATTGTTAAAGCTTATGAGAGGGATTATGATCTAAAATCTATGTATGAAGATTATAATAAATTAAGTGAGCAATTTATGCAGACGTATGTAAAAAGTTCCGACTCGAAAGAGTAATACCATATTTACAGTTAAAGAAGATGTGAAATTAATCACTATTTAACTTTTTTAACTGTTTGAACACATTTGATTATACTATTGATGCAGAGTTAGATCTTATGGAGAAGTATAAACTTACTCCAAACCAATTAGAAGTAATTAAAACTATACTTTTATTACAAGAAGGATATGAAGAAAATTATTTATCTAGATTAATTCCAGTATTTAAAGAAAATGATATTGAATTAAGAGATATTCTTATTGAATTACAAAATAAAGGAATTATTTTAAAATCTTATAAAATACCATTGAAAGGACAAAGATTTGATCCATTAGAAATACCAATCGCTAAGAATTTTGGTAAAAATATTTGGAAATGTTCTTTTGAAATAGGTAAAGAATTATTTGAAACATATCCTATGTTTATTAATATTAATGGAGCTTTATTTAGTGCTAGAGGTATTGCTAAAAAGTTTAATAGTCCAGAAGATTTCTTTAGATATTATGGAAAGGCAATTGGATGGAATATTGATAAACATAATAAAATTATTGAATTATTAAAATGGGAACAAAATAATGATGTTCATTTTATTAATATGAGTATAGCTACTTTTGTAATTAATGAAAATTGGAATGAATTAGAAGCTTTGCGAGATGGTAAATTAGCTAATATTAATTATGATACTATAAAAAGTCTATGACAATTGTAGATTTACTATATAGTGAAATACAAGATGGATTAAAGGGAAAAAATATAGGTTATTCTTTAGGTTTACCTAAATTAGAAGATATTACTGATGGTTTAACTAAAAGTACTTATACACTATTATTTGCAGGTAGTGGTATTGGAAAAAGTTCTTCAATGTTATTCTCTTATGTATATTATCCTATAATTGAGCATCTATTAGATGGCAAATTAAAAATTGTATTATTCTCTTTAGAAATGAAAAAGACTTTAGTACTAGCTAAATTATTGAGTATTTATTTGTTTTATAAATATAATATTCGATTAAGTGCTAAAGAGATCTTATCTAGAAAGAAAAATTTCAAATTATCGGATTATCAGCTTGATAAAATTAATGAAGGTAGAGAATGGTTAAAATCTGTTGAGCGTATCTTAATCATTGAAGATGTAGGACTTACAGCTAATAAAATGTATAGTCGAATTCTTTATCACTTAGAAGAGAATGGAGTCTTTACAGACAAGAAAAACCATACAGGATATGTACCTAATAATCCAGAACAAACTTTATTTTTCATAACAGATCACTTAAACTTATTAAGAGCTGAAGAAGGTAGAACTAAAAAACAAGAAATTGATTTAGCTTCTAATATGATTGTTAGTATTAGAAATAGAACTGATGCTAGTTTTTTAGTATTAATGCAGTCTAATAGATCTTCAGCTAATGTTGAAAGATTAAAACTTAACTTTTCAGAACCTCGTGTAGAAGATATCAAAGATTCTGCAGTTCCTAGTGAAGATGCAGAGATAGTTTTAGCTTTATATAATCCTAAAAGGGATAAATTAGCTTCTTATAGGGGATATGATATGAAAAAGTTAGATGATAAGTTTAGATCTATACTATGTCTAAAAAATAGATATGGTGAAAGTGATGTTGCGGATTGTTGTTATTTTGATGGAAAAGTAGGAATATTTAGAGAACTTCCTAAACCTGAAGAAATTAATGATTATGATAACTTATTTAAAGAAGATTTAGAAATTAAACAAGATATAGAAGAAATAGAAGATAAGCAAACAAAAGACTTAAAATTTATTTTATAATGTCAAATATAATTTGTTTAGCTGGACTAAGTAATAGTGGTAAATCCACTTCTTTAAAATATCTAGAACCAGAATCAACATTTATTGTAAGTTGTACTAATAAACAACTTCAAATTCCTGGATTTAGAAAGAAATATAAAAAAGTAACTACAAATGAAGGCAAACTTGTAGGGAATTGGTATATTAATAATAATTATGATAACATCAAAAAGATGTTAAATATTGTATCTAAAACAAGACCAGAAGTTAAAGTTATTGTATTAGATGATGCCAATTATTTATTGAGTAATGAAACTTTCCAAAATGCCTTGACCAAGGGCTATGAAAAGTTCACGATACTTGCGAAGAACTATTATGATTTAATTGAGTATTGTATGAATCTTCGTGATGATTTAACTGTTGTATTTGTTACTCATATAGAAAACTTTGGAACAGATATTGACCCAGAGTATAGAATGTGGACTACAGGAAAGATGTTAACAAATGCTATTAATTTGGATGGTTTATTTTCATATATAATTTATTCTGAACGTTATGTTTCAGATACAGATGATGAAGTAAAATATAGATTTAAAACAAGAACAGACGGAAATGATACTTGTAGATCAGTTTCTGGATGTTTTGAAGATAAGTATATTGAGCCAGATATGAAATATGTTATAGATACTATTAATAAATTTGAAAATGGAGAAGAATGAAAGTAAATAGTGCTATTATTACTGTAGAGTTAGTTGATGAAGAAACTGGTGAACTTACTAATCAAACTTTAGATATTGCTGAATTAGTTTCTGAAAAACTAAGTACTGTAAAGAAAAAGACTACTAAAACTACTAAGAAAGTAGAAGATAATGATCCAACACCAAGATTGGTATTAATGGATAACAAGTATTCATTAAACAATGCAGCTATTGAATTACTTGGTGCTGAAGAAGGAGATAAAATTGACATTAAATATGAAGTCAAGAATAAAAAGCGTAAACCAGTGATTGGTACAGCTGATTCTTTTGGAACTAAAGGTGGAAATAAATTAACTAAATCAAATACTGTTTCTTATAGAGGTAAAAATAATGATGAACTATCAGAATATGGTACAGAATTTACTATTGGTTCTGCAGCTAAAACTGAGGGAACATTCTATTTGATTAGTGAAGCAATGGCTAATGAAACTCCAGAAGTTGAAGATGCTATAGATGAAATTAATGTAGAAGATGAGATTGCATCAGTTACCCCAGAAGTAGATGATGCAGCAGCAATTACTTTAGATGACCTTAATTTTGATCTTTAATACATTTATTTTATGAGTACAGCATTTGATTTTAGTGGTTTTGGCGGTATTAATGCACCTAGTAATAATAATTTCCTTAGTCCATGGGGAGTATATGACATGGTAGAATTTGATGGTATCAGTGATCCTGTATCTGGTAAACGAAATGATAATACTGAATGGAAAGCATGGGATTTTAAATTTAAGAGTCCAAAAGGTACTTATAGTGAAAGAATTTTTGAGCCAGATGAAAATGGTATTAAACGTAGAAAAATGACTAATGCTAATGGTCATGAATATGAATTACCTTCTGATTTTGAGAGAAGTCAGCAAGTAGTAGCCCAAATTGTTGCAGCATATAATCCAAATGGATTTGAAAAACTTAAGGCTGCAGCAACTAGTGGTAAGATTAAAACATTTGAGCAATTTATTAATGTTGCTAAGAATTTATTGGAGAAACCAATTAAACCAACAGAAGAACATAATATTCAATTGAAGTTGTTAGGTCGTAATTCTTCAGATAATAGAGTATATGCTAGTCTTCCGAATTGTGGTATTTCTCGTAATGACAATAAGCCATTTATGGAGAAATTCATTGGTGAAAAC